TCATCCCTCTTGATCCGTGCCGACGACGAGGTGGCATTCACGTATTTGCGAGCGCGGGATGCGCAGCGTGTCGGGGGGATTTAACTGGCGTAAGACTAGTGTGTCGCCCTCCCAAGCCACGAACTGCTTTATAAGCACGACTTGCCCCTCTTTGTAGACGACGACGTCGCGGCCGCGCGTAGGTGGCTTGAACGGGTTTACGTGAAGCAGCCAGCCCGGTTCATAACGCGGCATCATGCTGTCGCCGACCATATAAATCGCGTACGCGGAGCGCACGCCGCTGAGGTTGGCGGGCCGCGACGTGTATCCGATCGGTCCGTCTTCAAGAAACATCTCCTGATCGGTGCCGCCCCGCGCCCCGCTGCGGATCGGTATTCGATCCGCGTCGTGAACCAATCCGGGGGGCGAGGGGCCCGGTGAGGAAGATCTGGACAAGGGCGGACGACCTCGTCCGCGGCGTGGCACCTCGCTGGTCGCGACAGAAACCGGAGTCTCAACGGCGTGGCGCAACACTTCTTCCTCCGGCACGCGGAGGAATGCCGCGATGTGAACCACCTCCAGCGGCTTCATCTGGCGCTCGCCCTTCAGCATCCGGGAAACTGCCGACGGAGCTAGGCGCAGATGGCGTGCAAGATCCGCCTGCGACGCGCCCGCTCTTTCCAAAGCTTGGCTGAACCAGGAACCGTCCATAATGCGTCCTTAGCAATTTGCTTTTGTTGACACTACTGTCGCGCATGCTAACATGCCGGTGCGATGATGACAAGCAAATTTAATGAGATATTGGAGATGAGTCATGCGGGAAATTATTCTGCCGCACGGATATGAGGACGCAGAGATCGCTTCGGGTTGCGCTTATCTCGTCGAGGGGCCGGATAGTCGTGGATTTTGCGGCGCCCCGCGTCAGGCAGGCTCTTCATATTGTCCACACCACCATTTGCTTTGCTATATCCCCTGCGGCACTCAGGCCGAGACCAAACGGCTGCTCGAAGTCGAAACGCTTGCCAGTGCGGTCGGCGGTCGCCGTGCCCGACGGCGCGTTGCACCTTCCCGACAGTTCCTGAACCGCCTTGAACAGGCAATACGGGATTTTTCGTGACCCGAATGTTCATGTTTTGTTTCAAAGGAAGATGCAATGCGACGCCATCACTCTCGCCGCGGCGGCCCTGGCTCCGGATCGGATGGCGATGTCTCGCCGACCCCGGAGCGCCATAACCACGGCGTGATCGAGCGCTTGGAGCGGCCAATCGGTGACGACGCCGGCCGTCCGGCGCGGCCATACCGGTCCGTCGACACGCTCGCGATCATGGAGCGGCGTGGCACGATTACCGCCGGGATGCGGCAGGCCGGGGAGGATTTCCGCGCCCGCTTCGCGACCGCGCAACTGGACCCGTTGAGCGCCTATGATATATCGCGGCCGAGGATTGATCGCCGCTCTGGTTTGCGATCGGGGGACGAACCCGGTTTGCGCATCGAAAGGGCGCGCGAGGCGGTGTGGCGGGCAATCCTTGTCGTCGGTGGCTTGAACTCGGCTGGCGGTTCGTGTCTGTGGCATGTGCTTGGATGGGAACGGTCGTTGAAAGAATGGGCGCTGGAACGGGGCTGGTGTGGCAAGCGCGTAAGCCAAGAGGCCGCGTCGGGCGTTCTGATCGCCGCCCTCGGCACCCTCGAAGGGCATTTCTCGGGCCCACAGAATTGCTAGCCCAATATTTTATAATTGACAAAGCCGGATCGATCTGATATGAATCGTTCAAATTGGCAGATTGGGTGGCTGGTCACCTCGTTGCGGCGGCGATGCCGATGCCACGGCGAGCCATAGCGACCGCACCAGGACTGGATGGTCCACAGAGGCTGTTGCGCCATAGGCAATGACGACTGGGCGCAGCGCGCCACTATCGCGTAACGCTCCACGACAAGAATCGGCGCTCGACACAATCGCCGGCCGCGACGGCGGCTTTGCGTCCACGGTCGAGCAGCCAGCAGTTGCATACCGGATGGTCTGGCGGAGGATGCGGGTGACGTGCTTGCACGGCGGTTGGCTCGCTTCGCTGCCCGAGGCGCTCAGGGACGAGCTGATCACCGCTCTGACACCCGCTCAGGCCCGGGCGTTGTTATACGAGTGGCTATTTTGGGCACGTCCGAACCAGCTTCCGCCCGACGGGAACTGGCGGGTGTGGCTGCTTCTTGCCGGCCGTGGATTCGGCAAAACGCGAACAGGCGCGGAGATGATCCGCGCCCGCGCGGTGGCACGAACGGCGCGCCGGTTCGCGCTTGTGGCACCCACAGCCGGCGATGCGCGGGATGTCATGGTGGAAGGCGACAGCGGCATCCTGGCGATATCGCCTCCGTGGGAGCGGCCTCGCTACGAGCCCTCGAAGCGACGACTGACCTGGCCAAACGGAGCTACCGCCACATTGTTTAGTGCGGATGAGCCGGAGCGCCTTCGCGGGCCACAGCATGATGCCGCGTGGTGCGACGAGCTCGCGAGCTGGCGCTATCCCGAGGCCTGGGACATGTTGATGTTCGGGATGCGGTTGGGGACCGATCCGCGGGTCGTGGTGACGACGACCCCGCGGCCGACGATTTTGCTTCGGGAGTTGATCACCGATCCGTCAGTGGTCGTGACACGCGGAGCGACGTACGAGAATAACGTCAATCTCGCTCAGGGTTTCCTTGAGCAGATAATCCGAAAGTATCAAGGGACGCGACTCGGTCGCCAGGAACTCGAGGCAGAACTGCTCGAGGACGTGCCAGGCGCGTTGTGGAACCGCGGCATTATTGAGGGTTCACGAGCCCGCGCGGCTCCCTCTCTGATCAGGGTGGTAGTCGCGATCGACCCGGCGGTAAGCGCGACAGAAGAGGCCGACGAAACCGGCATTATTGTTGCCGGGAAGGATGTACAGGGACACGGCTGGGTACTCGCCGATACGTCAGGTCGTTACCAGCCCGTCGAATGGGCGAGGACGGCCATCTCTGTCTATCGCGCCCATAGCGCCGATCGGATTGTCGCGGAGGTGAACAATGGCGGTGACATGGTCGAGGCCACCTTGCGGATGGTCGAGCCGGATGTGCCATTCACTGCCGTGAGGGCTTCGCGCGGAAAGGTGACTCGAGCGGAGCCGATAGCGGCACTCTACGAGCAAGGACGCGTGCATCACCTCGGGATGTTCCCGGAACTAGAAGATCAAATGTGCGCCTTTGTTGCTGACGGCCGCGGGGGGCTCAAATTACCGTCAGGGAGCTGCTCCCCCGACCGGGTGGATGCGCTGGTGTGGGCGTTGACCGATCTGTTGGTTGAGCCGAGGCGGGGAGAGGGTATCTACGAGCTCTACCGCCAACTTAGCGGGCAGTTGCCGGCTGCGATAGGCCGCGCGCGCCGGCTTTAGACCCTGACCAACAACTAATCGCGAGATCGCGACGTCTTCTCGTCTTTGCCGGGAAAAGCTCACAGCTGTCCGAGGAATGGAAATCGGATGTGCGATGGATTCCCCGGTGCAACCGAGGGATCGTTATGTCCGGCCCGCGGGGTGATGCACTCTCCGCAGCCCCACGACATGCGTTGTGCGGGGCATCGACGCGTCGTTCCGGTACTAGCCGTGCCGCTTGTGGAACGTGGAAGGAGCAAGTCCGGCCGTGACGGCTTCGCGGGGGCGACGCGAACACGGTGTGCAGTCGGTTGCCCGCCCTCGCTTCGTAGAATTTCTGCTGATTGCTGCCCGGAAGGAGCCGATCATTGGCGCTTCTAGTCAAAAAAGCGAATGCTGTGCTGCCGTCGATCCGCAAGCAGCGAGGTCCAAGACTACAGCTCACTCTCGGTCTGCTTCGAGTGGTGGCGTTTGCCTTTGGGTTGGGTGTGACGCTCCCTACGCTTGCTCAAACCGTCAGCGGCACTTCGCTGGACATTACCGGCCAGTCTACGTTGCAGGGAGACGTGGTCATGTGTTCGGGGAGCCCGTGGATTGACGTGCGCTGCAATGGCGCCACCGGTGACGGCAATCATGACGACACCGCAGCAATAAACACCTCCATTGCAACTGCAATTACCAATGGACGCCCGGTACATTTTTCGCCCGGCACCTACAAGGTGACTTCGCAGATCACCGTCGACTACGCCGGCCAGGCCGGCAGCGGGTTGCGACTGATATCGGAAGGGGCGGTCATCGACGGTCGAACGATTGTGTCGGGTCCAGTGCTGCAGATACAGTGCGGCGGCGGAACCACGGGGAGTCCGACCGGATGCTTTTACTTCAAGGAAGAGGGAACCTTATTCGTCAATGGCGATACAGCAAGTTATGTGGTTGTATTCGGCAAGCCCGATTTCTCTGATGCGCACAACTCGGCGAAAATCGACCATCTGATCGTCAACAATGCCAGCACCGCGGCCGGGGCCGGGGGTTGCCAGTTCAATTACGTGCTCGATAGCGACCTCTATGCTGTTTGTGTGTCGTCGGGCGGAGCGGCCGGCCTCGCCTTTGAGCAGATCCAATTCTCGCGAATTTCCGGTGCCGGGACGGCCGAGGGCACCGGGGGGCGAGGAGTGGTGCTGGAAAACGGTTACAACTTCAGCAACACCTTCTTCGCCCTCGACCTCGAAGTCTCGCCGACCTGCTTGTCGATTACCTTTAATCACAATGGGCTCAATAGCTTCGTATCGCCCTATTTCGACTGTACCACTGCGGTGAACGCGACGGCGAGCGTTGGAAATGTGCTGATTAACCCGAACTACGGTGGCAATACAGTCAACTATGGTCCCCTCTCGACCGGAATATCGGTTATCGGCACCGGATCCCGTGCCAATTGGGTGTTTCCCGCGGCGGCCTCCTATGTCGCCGAGCCTGTCGATGACGGACTCAGTGTGTCGAACTACAACACCCCGGTTCCGTTGATGACTGTAACGCTGCCGGCGATTGCTAGCCTGAATGTCGGATGGAGCATGGGATTTGCTTCAGACAACGGCAAGGGCATGACGATCAACACGACGTCCGGGTCGATCGTCTCGGGCGGAAAAGCCGTCGGATCGATCGTGTTGGGAGCTGGGAACTACGAATACGTTCGCCTTCAATCCGATGGAAACAATTTCCGCATCGTCTCCTCGACCCGAAATACCCGTTTGGCCAACGGCTTTGAGCCCCCGCCGTGCCCGAGCAATTGGCAATACCCGACCAGCTCCGGCTATCAAGCCGTGCTTGGCGACAACGGCAACATCTTGTCGAGCTACAACAGCCCGGCAGGTCTAACCGTCACCTTGCCTTCGACCGGCGGCCTTCCCGATGGTTGGTCGATGGGCTTCGCGACCGATAACAACAAGAGCCTCACCATACAAGTGGCCAGCACCTCTGGCGGCCGCATCGTATGGCCGGGTTCTGGCGGATCGCAAACATTATTGACGATGGCAAACACCGCCCAGGGCGCCTATGAGTTTGTCGTCCTGCAGTACGACGGCAGCGGCCTATTTCGGGTCGTCAACACGACGCCCGCGACAGAACAAGCGATCGGCATGATCGGTGCGGCCGGGATCAGTCACTGGAGCTTTCCCGCGGTGAGCTCCTATGCCGCCACCGCCGCTGACAACGGCAATGTGGTGTCGAGCCTCAACAGCCCGGCTCCGTATTTGGCCGTGACACTACCGTCGACGACGTCGTTGGCGATGGGTTGGACGATCGGCATTGCGACGGACGGCAACAAGACCGCGGCGGTGCAGGTCAACCCCACCGCCGGTGGACGCATTCTTTTTCCAGGCAGCGGCGCAACCGTCGGCTCGGCTTCACTCGCCAGTGCAAATTACGAGCTTCTCGTTTTGCAATATGACGGCGGCAATTTTCGCGTCGTCGAAGCGACCCCTGCGACAGCCACCTTATTGGGAGTCAGCGGCAGTGCACCAAGTATCAACCGCTGGAGCTTTCCGGCCGTCAGTACCTATATGGCTTCGCAGAGCGACAGCGGAAACGCGGTCTCGAGCTACAACACCCCCACCAACTCGCTAACGGTGACGTTGCCGCCGGTGACTGCGATCGCCGCTGGTTGGACGATGGGCTTCGCCACCGACAACGGCAAAAGCGTGACTGTTCAGGTCACCAGCACGTCGGGCGGGCGCATCCTCCACCCCGCCGGAGCGACCGGTACCGCCGGCAGCTCGGTCGCGCTCGCGGCCATCAACTACGAATTCATGGCATTGCAGTTCGACGGCAGCAACTTTCGGGTCGTGTCAATTACGCCCCGCAGCGCCGCAGCGCTTGGCATGCTGGGACATCAGATCATGACGGGGGCGACACCGACCGTCGGCTCCGGATCCAGCGATTGCGGCACATCGCCGTCGATTGGCGGTAACGATAGCGCCGGCCGTATTACCGTCGGCGCAAGCAATGGCGGTAGATGCACGATTACTTTCGTGTCACCTTGGCCCAATCCTCCCGTCTGCTCGGCCTTCGACGAGACCACGGGCAATCTCGTGCGGCCGACGGCCACCTCGAACAATAGTGTGGCCCTCAGCGGAACGCTCGCCGCCAGCGATAGTCTCGTTTATCAGTGCGTCGGCTTCCAATGAGCCGCCACTTTTGTGTCACTGATCCGAAATGATCCATTGCATCCATTGCCGGAGCAGCCGCGCAGGATAAATGCGAGCGTCCGGTCGCAATGGCGATGACGATTACTCACGATTTCTCGACAACAGGGAGTTTCTCTGATGCCCCAACCCGGCGTAAAGCGGACGCCGCTCGTATCTTATACGTGGGGCGGTTGGAGAACTCAGCCGGGGGGCGCTTCATCGCCCGATATTTCCCGGTCGAGTTCCGCAGAACTCTCGGCAGCAACAGCGAGAGGCGATATCACGCGGTTCGCCAATGTGTTTCAGACTGATCAGGGAATTTTCTCGCCCGGCTATCCGCTCGTGCCACCCGATTTCGAACGGGTACGGCTATGGGATTTTCCGGTTGGCTACAACACCATCTATACGCCGCGCTCGTTCGAAGCGATTGGCTTTGAGGAACTTAGAGCGCTGGCCGACAGTCACGACATTACGCGGCTCGCAATCGAGACGAGAAAGGACCAGATCGAGAAGCTCGATTGGAGGATCCGATCGCGCAATGAGAAAAATCCGGCTCCGGGCGCTGCCGAGTGGATCGATCGGCTAACCGAATTCTGGCGAAGGCCAGACGGCGAACACCCGTTCGCCACTTGGCTTCGCCTGGCGCTCGAGGATGCCCTCGTACTTGATGCGCCGGCATTCGAGATCCGCCGCAACCGTGGTGGCGATATCGTCGGCCTCGACATCGTCGACGGCGCTACCATCAAGCTGCTGCTCGACGGTACCGGGCGGCGCCCACAGCCGCCGGCTCCGGCGTACGAGCAGATTATTCATGGCCGACCGTGGCGTCTTCTGACGCGTGAGGAGCTGTTGTACATGCCGCGGAACCCGCGTCCTCACAAGGCGTATGGGTTCAGTCCAGTAGAGCAGATCGTCACCACAGTCAATATCGGGCTGCGCCGGCAAGCTATGCAGTTGCAACACTTTACCGAGGGTAATGTTCCCCCGGGTCTATTGAATGCACCGGACGACTGGAGCCCTGACCAGATCCGCCAATTTCAGGAATGGTTCGATTCGATACTGGCCGGGAATACCGGAGCGCGCGCCCGCCTCATCTGGGGTCCCAGCGGCGCCAAATACCAAGCTTTTAAAGAAGCGCCCTACAAAGACGATTTCGACGAGTGGTTGGCGCGAATTGTCTGCTACGCATTCTCCTTGCCTCCGACAGCCTTTACACCGCAAGTCAACCGTGCCACCGCCCAAACCGCGCAGGAAACTGCTCTTGAGGAAGGGCTCGCCCCGCTGCTGGGCTGGGTCAAGCGCCTCGTCGATGACGTCATTCAGGATCGGATGCGCCATGCCGACCTGGAATTCGCCTGGTCCGACGTTCGTCCTACTGACCCGACCGATCAAGCGACCATCCTCAGCAATTATGTCAAGGATGGGATCTACACTCCGAATGAGGCGCGTGATGTCCTCGGACTGGGTCCTGTCGAAGGCGGCGATCATGGGATGTTCTTGACGGCGCAAGGCCCTGTCCTGCTGCGCGATGTGGACGCCCCAAATTCAAATACCGGTGGTGAATCCTGATTGCGCGTTCCCAGAGGACGGGTGTCTTATAACTCACTGTAGTCATTCGATTTATTGTTTTTTAGCTTCTGAATTTTTGGGAGCCCCTAATGAGTGTTCTGCCCTCCGACATCGTCGTCTATGGGTCGGCCAATATGCCGGAAAGCGATGGCGCAATGACCGGCGGCGCGATCGACTTCACGCGCCGGGTCGCATTTTATGACATTGCGCCGGCCGGAAACGTGGATGTCATATCCAGCTCTGCCAGTGATACGGCGACTAAGATCACCTATTACGGACGGGATCCGACGGGGGTGATCCAGAGCCAAACGCTAACGTTGAATGGTCAGACATGGGTGACGGGCACGCAACCGCTTGAACGGCTGCTATACGCCGCGCTGTCCGGGGCGACGGCAAACGGACCCGTTGCCAATCCGGGAGGCAGCGCGGCAATCGGTGATGTAGCGCTCGCCGCGCACAACTGCGTGCTGCCGGCCGGTTCGGCGACCACCGACGTAACCGTCCACACGGCGCAAAGCGGATCCGCCAGCCACAGCGGCACAACGCCAGCGCTGTTCAAATTACAGTCCGGGGACGGCGCCAGCGTCTCGCCGGGGCAGGTTATCTGGATCAAAAGCGGCACCGGGGCAAATCAGTTGCGGCAGATCGTTGCGACTTCGGGCTACGGTACGGATGTGGTCGCTGTCAACCGCGACTGGGCGACCGTCCCGGATAACACCACGACGTATAAGATCCTTCAAGGAATGCTGTTCGAGATATCGCCGAACCCGGTAACGGCGTTGATTCGCTTGTTCTCGACGGCGGCGGCCGACGCCCCGACTGGTATCCAGCGCATCTATTACGAAAAAATTTTCGTGGTAAATAACAATACCGCGACAGCGTTGACCGGCGCACAGGTCGAGGTTGCGAGCGAGACGCCGAGCCTGCCGTCGGGGGCTCTAGTGGACCTGGCTCTGACGACAGCTTTGAATGATAACGGCACGATCGCCAATCGCCAGACCGCACCTTCGTCGGGGGACGGCGCGTTCATCTCGCAACCCGCCTTTGTCACCGTGCCCGGGCCGGGCAATCTCCCGTCGGGCGCATCACCCAATGCCACCGGTGCCCAGGGCTTGTGGCTGCGACTGACATTACCCGCCGGCACTGCCGCCTATAAGGGCGCCGTCGATATCAGGACGCAAGGCGAGACGACCTGATCGGTGACCCGCAGTCGACTTCCGATCCGATCATGACTGCCACTAAGCTCGCGGTGCTCTACGCGACAGAAAGCAAAATCCTTCGCCGTAAAGTGATCCCTGATGAAGACGAGCAGCTGCGACGTCTGATCGTACCGGCGGGCGAGAGCGTACTCTGGATGCGGCTCGACCAACCCCATGACGATGCGTCCTGCTGCGCCGCGATTGCGGCGGCCACGGGTGTTGTGCCGCCGAGCGGGCGGTGCTGCGTGGTGAACGTAGCGGAGCGCGTCGTCGCCGTTTGCAATGCAGATCCGGCGCTCGACGTGCATCCACAGGGGAGGCTCGTCGCCAATGAGAACGCCGAACCAGGCGATCGCTTCGTCGGCGGCGTGTTTGTCCGTCAGTCCAGGGCCGCGACCAATTCGGCGATTACCATCGTAGCGACGGTTCCGGGGGCTGTCTCGACGTGACCCAGATCTTCATCGTTTCAGGTACGTCGTGGATGGTGCCGGCAGATTGGAACTCGGCTGGCAGTACAATCGAGACGATCGGCGCGGGAGGTGGTGGGGAGACCGCGAACGAGGGTCACGCCGGATCCGGTGGGGGCGGCGGCGGATACTCCAGGATCACGAACTTATCGCTTACTGCCGGTAGCGGCGTCACGCTCCAAGTCGGGACTGGTGGCGCGGCCGGCAGCGCCGGCGGCGACACCTGGTTCAACGGAACTGCCTTTGCGATCTCTTCGGTTGCTGCGAAAGGTGGCGGTGGCGGAGCCAACGACCTCGGTGGAGCCGGCGGGACAGCCGCGAACGCGATCGGTACGGTCAAGTATGATGGCGGTAGCGGCGGCATGAACAACGCCAATCCTTATGGGGGGGCGGGAGGTGGCGGTGCCGCGGGCCCGAACGGCGCGGGCGCGGGCGGGGCTGGAACGACCATTGGGAGCGATTACGGTGGTGGCGGCGGTGGCGGCAACGGCGGCGGATTGTCGACCGCAGGCTCATCGCCCACCGGCGCCGCGGGCGGCAATGGCGGCGCCGCGATGGACGGAACCGCCGGCGGTAGCGGCGGCAGCGGCGGCGGCGCAGCGGGCGGTGATGGGTCGCACGGCTCGGGCGGCGGCGGTGGGGGCGGAAACAGTGGCGCCGGCGGCGGCAACGGCGGCAACGGTAACGAGTGGCCCAGCGCGTACGGATCCGGTGGGGGAGGCGGCGGCGGCGGCGCGTTCGTGTCGGCGCCTGGCGGCACCGGCGGACTTTATGGCGGCGGCGGAGGTGGGAGCGGCTATGCCGCGGGCGGTTTCGCTGCTGGCGGTAGCGGCGCTCAGGGCCTTATCGTCGTCACCTACACACCGACGGTGGGCGCCACGATAACGGCGGAGTCTTGGAATGCCTTGGAAGCCCAAGAGACCGCGCGCACGGATCAGACGACCGCAATCGAATCCGGTCTGACGGTTCCATGCGATAGCCAACCGCAGGCCGAGGCAGGTAGCAACCTATTCCGCAGCGCCGCCGTTTCGATCGAATTTCCTCACCTCACCGCTGGCGATCTGAGATTTCTTGCCGAGTGGGTGGGGGCCGTCGCAATCACTGCCGATGTATTGGCGCGACTTGAAGTGGGTGCACGGCCGTCTGTCGCTGCGACAGCTCCGCTCGAACCGGCCAGCCGTGCTCTCCGGGAGGTCACCGGTTTCGGCGAATGGGATACGATGCGGGCGGCCAACGCATGGCCAACGGTCGAACAGTTGATGGCAGTGCAGAGCAATGGTGACCCTCTATTGGAATGCATGTTGCAATTCATTGGTGATCGGCAACCCTGCCTGGAATGGGCGGATCCGCCGGGCCTGCTGCTGGTCTCGGCTGAGCGTCTGCTGTGCCCGCCTGGGAGAATCCGCATCCTCGCTGGCCCCAGCAGCGCGCACCCTCTCAGAGGTCAGTGAGTTTGTTCGATGCGCGTAGCAACACCGTTCGATCCGATTGAAGTCGGTGAGGTCGACAATTTCGCCTTCGACTTTACCGCCGATATGGGCACGGCCACGATCGTGTCGACGACCTGGACTTGTATGCTGGCGCCCTACCAGACGGCCATCGATCCTACGCCGCAGTCGCGGGTGCTATCGGTTTCGACACAGACCACCGTACAAGTAAGCTCGCCGGCGGACGGTTCGCTGCAGATCCGCAACGGCGCGTTTTCGGTCGCCCGGATCGGCGGGATGCCGATATCAGCCGCTGGTGGCACCTATATCCTCGAAGTCACGGCCAATCTCAGCGATGGTCGCGTGCTGAAACTTAATGCGACAGTTCTGTGCGAACCTCCGGGTTACTGAGCCCCAGAAATCCCATTCCAAGATCTGATTGGATTTAAGTTATGCGGCTTTACGGTGCAATTGAAAAGATCGAAGCTCAAACTGACGGGACCGTGCGGGTACACGGCATCGCGACATCGGAGGCCGTGGATGAACAGGGAGAAATTGTGCGCGCTGCTGCGATGCGCGCGGCAATGCCCGACTATATGCGCTTTCCTGCTCTGCGAGAAATGCATCAACTATCCGCTGCGGGCACTACCCTCGAAGCTGAGGTCGGCGAGGATGGCATGACGCGGATCGTTGCGCACGTAGTCGACCCTGTCGCCGTAGCCAAAGTAAAAAATCAGGTCTATCGGGGCTTTTCCATAGGCGGTCGCGTCACTCAGCGCGACGCTGTAAATCCGAAAGTCATTACCGCCGTCGTGCTCAACGAAATCTCTCTGGTCGACCGCCCCGCTAATCCCGAGGCGATTTTTGACTGCTGGAAGGCTGCAGACGACGGCAAGTCGCTTGAGAAAATGCCGGTATCATCGATGTCAAAGCAAACCACGGCGGCGCAAGGCCCTTTCAACTCACCGCTTCAGGTTTGGACTTGCGGGTTTGCCGAGCACCGCCATCTGACCAAGGCGGAAGCGCTTAGATGCCTTGAGAAACGCGACAGTGCGCCAACAGACCTTCAAACGGAGGCCACCAGCACAACGGCGGTGGCGCCGTCAGACGCGAGCGCTGGGGCGGCGGTCGACAACCTCAAGCCCTCAGCTGAAGGAAACGACCGTAACATTGTATACGCCGATCCCGGCTATCAGCCGGATGGCAAGAAGCGCTATCCGATCGACAGCGAACGCCACATACGTGCCGCCTGGGACTATATCAACAAACCCGGGAACGCGAGCAAGTACACCAGTGATCAGCTCAGAGGGATCAGAGCTGCCATCATTGCGGCGTGGAAAACAAGGATCGACAAGGACGGTCCGCCTTCTGCCGGGAATAGTGAGACGGCGCTACGGGCGGCATTGACAAAGGCGCCTGAGGACATCTGCCGTATCGAGCGTCTGATGGTCGATCTCGACTGGCTTAAGAATAAGCTCGATCTCCAAACAACCATCGGAAGTGATGGCTCGCGGCAATCGACTAGGCCGCGAGATATAGTCGGCGCACTGTGTGATTTTTTGAATAGTTTGGTGATGCCAGAATCCGACTCGCTGTCGGGAGATGCGGAACAAGGTTTTCCGCCGCCTACGTCCGCAACGCCGCGACTACTGGCGATGACCGCCGGCGTGTCAGATCTACCACAGATCGCCGCTCCCCTCGAGGAAGGCAGCCCGGAGACGCGGAAGCTAGCCACGGCTCTGCTTAGCAAGGCCAAGCCCTCGCAAGCGGACCAAGTGCTGATGGACATCGCTCATGGCTGCCTCAGCGAGCTGACCGATGGGACGCTTTGCGGGAAGACGATGAAAATCGGGGCGCGGCACTCCAGGCAGACCCTGCAGCATCTCGAAACGGCGCATCACCATCTGGTCGTAGCCGGAGCCAAGTGCGGTGCGGGACCCGTCTCCAGATCAGACGCCGCGAGCGAGGACGGCCCATCGGATGCTGAACTCATGCCCGGAAAGAATGCGCGCATAGAGGATGTTGCCAAACTGGTAGCGGGTGAGCCCGCGGAAGAGGCGACGCTGCTCAAGGTCCTCGGAGAAATCGTCCCAATGATCGAGCAGCTGTCGAGGCGGGTCGACGAGATTGCCCGAACCCCGCTGCCCCCACTGACAATTGCCAAGAATGCGGCCTCGGTTTCGAAACGGCAGGACGGCGCCGGCACCCTCGATAGCGGCGGTTCGGAACTCTCATCGGAAGCTGTCGCCGCTGCCTTCGCTAAAATGAGCAAGGAGGAACAGACGCTGACGCTGATAAAGGCCAGTTATGCGAAGCCAATTCGGATACGCGGCGCCACCGCAGACGAAGGATGAATTGCTTGAGGTAGCAAGGGCAGTGCTGGTACGCGCGTTGCGTACCCGCCCGTAGCAGGCGGGCACGCCAATCGAGATTTCGGGCCGAGAGGCCATCGCCGAGCCCGGTGCTTCCATCGGGCTTTTTTATTGCCCCCCTTTCGGGAGGAAGGTGTAATGAACCCAATCACGCAAGAATCGCTGGAGCTCATGAAGGGCGCTCTGGCCCAGCCGGACGATCGGATCGCCAAGTCAATCTCGATCGCAACCGGCCTATTGGCCTACGATCTTCAGGCGCCGGCGAAAAACCTTTATCCGTTCGTCACCCCGCTCAGGAACATCATCCCGCGCGTCGGCGGCGGCGTCGGCTCCGCGACAAATTGGCGCCAGATTAATGCCATCATCGGCTCCGGCTTCGATGCCATGGGATGGGTCCCGGAAGGCCAGCGCTCAGGAACGATGTCGTATTCGACCTCGACCAGGTCGTCCAGTTTCGTAACGATCGGCGAGGAAGACGCCGCGACATTCGAAGCCATTTCTGCCGGCCGCACCTTCGAGGACGTCCAGGCGACGATGGCTTTTCGTCTTCTGCAAAAGATGATGCTCAAGGAAGAGATGGCGATTCTGGCCGGCAACGCCTCGTTGGCTCTCGGTACGCCATCGACGCCGACGCTGTCGGCATCGGGCTCGGGAGCCACACTCCCTGCCGCGACCTACTACGTCAAGGTCGCAGCGCTGACGCTCGAAGGCTACCAGAATTCCAGCGTTCTCGGCGGAGTCGCCACCACCAAAACCATCACTGGCGCCGACGGCAAGACTTTTGCGATCTCCGGCGGGTCGTCGAACATCAGCGCCGAGGCGAGTCAAGCGGTGACGCTCGGCCAGACACTTTACTGCACCGTGACGCCGGTCACGGGAGCGGTTGCCTATGCCTGGTACATCTCGACTTCGAACGGTACAGAGGCGTTGCAGACGATCACGACGGTAAATAGCGTCGCAATTAGTGCGCCGCTGAGCACTGGTAACCAGTCACAAACCGCGATTACCGCCGACAACTCCGCCAATCCGAGCTACGCGTTCGACGGCCTGTTGACGACCGCGCTCAAACCTGGCTCCAACGCTTATGTCAGCCTCATGCCAACGGGCACGGCAGGAACAGGGACGCCGCTGACCGCGTCAGGCCGCGGCTCAGTTCTGGAGATCGACACGATGTTCCAGGCCATGTGGCAAAATTTCGAACTGTCGCCGACTGTGCTCTACGTCAACGCGCAGGAACTCCGGAACATCACCAACAAGGTGCTGTCCAATGCATCGGGGCCTCTGGTGCGGTACGACGTCAATGGTGAGACGGGCGAAGAGTACCAGATCACGGCATCGGGTGTCGTTAGCTATTACTACAACCCGTACGCGATCAATGGCGGACTGCGAATCCCGATCAGAATCCACCCACGGGTTCCGCCCGGTACGATCATCGGCTGGGCCGAGAACCTGCCGATCCAGTACCAGTCGAACCAAGTGCCGAACGTCGCCGAGGTCAAGACGCGGCAAGATTACTACCAGATCGATTGGCCGATCGTGACCCGTCAGCGCCAAGTCGGCGTCTATGCCGAGGAGGTGCTGGCGGTCTACGCGCCTTTCGCCATGGGCGTTATCGGCAACATCGGAAACGGTTGATGGCAACGGCCCAAGTCTCAGCACCTCCGCAGGGACCGTTCGCAACCCTCGCCCCCGGGTTCAGCCCGGGGGCCTCTGTTGCGTGCGACTTGATTCCACTGCGCGCCGTCTTCGGTCAGGATGAGGCCAATCACGGTACTGCGCGATATGCGGTCGACAACGACGGCTTGGTCTGGGTTCCGGTCGAGGCTGTCGGGCCTCTGACCGCGATCGGTGGGTTCGCCTTGGCGAAGTCCGGCCCAAATGCAGTTTCGGTGGGCGCGCTCAGAGCGCATCACGACAATGCGGCCGGGTGTTCCTATCGCGGCCGTCAATATCTTCGCGACGCAAACGGGGACGTATTAGTGCCGGCGGAGGCCACTTCCGAGCTGTTGGCACATGGTTTTGTGCCGGTTTTGGAGGAGTGTCAGCCGCGCCGAGTCGAACGAGACGGTCGCCAAGCAATTGTTCCATAGAGGGCTGATCCGGTGGCTTTTGGAGATTTGACGACCCTCGCCGACGTCAAAGCGTGGCTGCAAACCGGGCAGGCCGCCTTTCCGGCAACGGACGATGCGCTGCTCACCCGTCTTATTACGGCGGCCAGTCAATACATTCAGACCTGGCTCAATCGTCCAATCGCGCTGGCGAATTACCAAGAGACGCGCGACGGGACGGGAGGCTGCGGCTTGCAATTCGCGTGCTTTCCGGTCAGCGCCGTATTGACGTTGACGATCGATGATCAACCCGTTCCTGCCGCGCCGTCGAGTACAGCTCCGGGCTACAGTTTCAGCCCTACACAGCTTTCGGTTCGCGGTTACAGGTTCAGCCGCGGAGCCCAAAACATCGCGATCGCGTACACGGCTGGATATTTGACTACGCCGCCCGAGGTCGCGCAGGCGTGCATCGAGTTTGTCGCGCTTCGTTATCGCGAGCGTACTCGGATTGGTGAATTGTCGCGATCTTTAGGCGGCGCAGAGACCGTTGCTTACGCGCAAAAGACATGAGCGATGCGATCAAAACGCTACTGCAACGGTATCGTCTGGTGTCGCCGATCACCGCGGTCCAACCGATCCCGACGATGACGGGGCAATAATATCTGGTGTCCTATGATTACTGCCCGCCTAGTCGGGGATAACGTGGTGCTGGCGTGGCTGCGCGACGCTCCGGATGCGATTGCGTCGGGGATCGCGCGCGCGATCACCCGCTTGGGTATCGAGCTTCAACGCAGGATCCAGGAGGATGAGCTCTCCGGTCAAATACTCGCCGCCCGCTCCGGTTCGCTTAGGTCGAGTATCGATTTGCAAATCGACGAGGGCAGCGGGGCGATCTCAGCAACGGTCTTCAGCGACAACGAATATGCTCACGTTCACGAATATGGTCTCGCCGGTACGGTGAACGTCAGAGCGTATCTGCGCCGTATAACGGAAGCTTTCGGACGCCCGATAGCCGAGGAGACTATCAATGTCAGAGCTTACCGCCGGAGAATGGAGCTTCCGCAGCGCTCGTTTCTGCGCTCCGCCCTGGAAGATATGGATCCCGCCATCCGCGATGAGGTGGAGACGGCGTTGCGCGAGGCACTGACGTGATGACGTTCGCTCGTTTATAAAGCTAAGCCGACCGATGATAGTTCGCGAGCAGATCTTTACCGCACTGTGGGCGCTCGGCGCGAACGCAGCACGTTTCGCCAGTGCGAATCGGCGTCTGCGGCATTGGACCGACGTCGCTCCGGCCGAGCAGCCGGCCTTGTTCATGAGCGAGAAAGGCGGCCAAGCTGCGATAAAAAAGCTCGGCGCGCCAATCGTATGGACGTTATATGCCGAATTCTATATATACACGCATTCGAGCGATCCCTATCTAGCGCCTGCAACGATCTTGAATCCGCTGCTTGATGCTTTCGAGGCCGCGCTCGCACCGTCGCCAACAAGCGGGATCCAGAATCTGGGGCTGCCTCAAATGGTTCAGCACGCCTATATATCAGGCAAGATTCAGACGGACGAAGGAGTCCTGGGCGATCAGGCCATTGCGATCGTACCCGTCGAAATC